CGAGTATGTCAACGAGTCTCCTTAAGTCGTTACCAATGCTTGTTCTATCTTGCAGTCTCCCCCATTCGTCCATGGATGCTCTAGTAAGATTTCTCCCTAGTTCAACTATTCGTTCTTCTCGCCCGGATTCCCTCGCTTTGTTGTATTCAATATTATCTATTACTTCCCCTGTTTTACTTAATATATCCTCCGCAACTGACTCAGCAATGTCTTTTGCCTCTATAGATGGAACAAGGTTGTCTATCTCTTCACTCAATTTTTTCGCCACTTCTTCTTTCGTCACGTCATCTACACTCTCGTCCACTAATTTAGATATTAGGTCTCCTATTTCGTCTTTTGTCTCGTCAATAGCCAATCCCCATATACTTCTTACTTCGTTTTCAATAATATCGAGAAGTGTGTTTTGTACCTGCTGACCCTGCTGTCTTTTCTGTACGTCGTCATCAAAATCCCTTATATTTTGTCTAATTTCGTTGATTGAGTCGTCCGAGAGTTTTACTGCTTTTCCTTGTCTCAGTGCCCTTTTCCTCTCATCTGCTGTAGGTAAGGCTTGGCTAGGAGTACCAAGATCATCCGTACCTGTAGTGGGTCTTGAAGTGGGTATAGTGTCGCCTCTTTCCGTAGCAGTTGGTGCGAACCTTAAACTCCTCGGTACGTAGTTTATTTGTTCTTCTGGCTCTGCCTGAGTCGCTCTTCTCGAAAGGTCTGATGCCTGGTACCCTCGCATTTTCTCCGCGATGTCGCTAGTGGCAGGAAGAAATTTTAAATCTCTCTCCGTTCCCATTCTTCCCTGTAGTGGCCCACTCGAAAACCTAGGAGAGAAGAACTGGGTTCTCGGAACATACCTTTCCTTTAAGTCTTTCAGCTGCTTTTCCGTCATATTATCCAGCATGTCGTCTAGAGCTTCCTTTAACTTCTCCTCGTCTTCGATAATTGCTTTGGCTTCTTCCCGGTAACTCTCCGGGAAGTCATTTACCTCCGGAATTGCTAATGAGCCTGGACCGAAACCTCCGTCATCGTAGTAATTGTTATCTATCGGCTCTCCAGGTGGCATATCGTCAAACTGAGAATCGTCTGAAGCATATCCTCGTGCTTCGTCTCTTTCTTGTTGGGTTAATGTACGTGGGACGTTGTCGTCCGCCACTTCGTTCTCCACCGGCGGTCCTTGAACAATAGAGACAGAATCGGAACCAGGATAAGAAGCGGCTGTGCTTCCATCGTCTGCCTGCGAAACAACAGTTGAATAGTCGTCATCCATTTGTACTCTAGCTGGTCCTCGTCGCAGGGGTGGCCTCATGGCGTATTCTCCTTCCGGTAGTTCAGACACGACTGTAGAGTCGTCACCGAAATCGCTGCCCAATTCCACGCGTACGGGTTGTCTCGCTGCCGGTCTCCTGGGCTGTGCCTTTGCCTGCTCCACAGCTGCTAAGTAGTTCTTTTTCGCTTCCTCAAATATGAGAGGGTTTTGCTGGTAGTAAGGCGATGCAGCCATTTGGTCGAGAAAAGAAGGCTTGAAGGAACCTTTAGGAGCAACCGGCGGTGGGCCTTGGAATCCTACTTGTGGAGGAGGCGAAGGAGCTGCTTGCGGCTGTGCGGGAGAATACTGAGGAGTATTTATTGTTTGGTTAATAACGTTATCCCCGCATTCTGTCTTCTTATTATATCTCTTTTTAGGTTCCGGTCTTTTTTCTGGTGCCCTTACGATGCCCTTTTTGCATAGGTCTGCTTCGTACTGTTTGTAAGCGCACCTGACACCGTCGTCTTTCATTGCTTCTCTGTAAGTAAGCCCTGAATCTTTATTGTTTGCTAAATAATCGCGCACGAACTGAGTAAACTTCATTTTATATAACAACAGAAGATAAAAAGATTCGCTTTTAGCCAATTTTATTTTCTGGCTCCTGAGTATAGGAGATGCATCCAGTACATCTAGCAGACATGTCTAAATCGGTGATGTCCAAGCTCCGTAACGGACACTCCGTAAGGGCCGCATTAGGAGCAAAAGGTAGCGGTATTCCAGCTTTCCTGTCAGAGGACAACATTAAGAAGCTTATGAAAGCTGGCAAAAGAGGCGGAAAGGCCGTCATAAAGCTTGGCGCAGAAGAACTAGCTAGGAACAGATCTGAAGGGTCTGGCATCATGGCTGGTGGTAAACTCAAGATGGGCGGATTAAAAGACTTCGGTCACGGCTTCAAGCAAGGCTTTAACGCAATGGGTGGTGTTGACGGAATTTTGTCAGGTGCGGAGATGATGGCAGGAGCGGGCATTTCCGCAGGACCATCAGCGAGAGGAGGAATGATGTTGCAAGGTCCTGGACCTTCTCAACAGTCTGGATTTTACAAAAAAATGATGAAAAGGAAGGCTGCAGGGAAGGCAGTGCGATCCAGAGCAAAAGAAGTAGAGGGAGAAGGGTTCTTCAAAGACTTCAAGCACGGCTTTACAGGTACCATGGATGCTTTAGGAGGACCTGGAGCAGCTATCGATATTGGCGCAAAACTTGCTGGAGGTAAAATTGATGCTCGTAAACTCAAAGATGCCTTTGGCCCAATGACACACGGAGGTAAAATTAGTGCTCTTAAACTCAAAGATGCGGACGTGAAGAGGCTTTCCGAGGCGATAGCAAAGGAAGGAATAAAGAAGGCAACTGGAGGAAAACTAAAATTGAAAGGTATCACTCATGCCATAGGCTCTATCGCTAAGAATCCAGTTATCCAAGACGCGGCTCTGGACCTTGCAACTAGCGCTATGGGCGCAGGCCTTATTGCAGGAGGAAAACTGAAGATGAAACACGTCACAGGAGCCATCAAGAGTATCGCAGGAAACAAGCACGTACAAAAAGCCGCAATGGATGCCCTAAAAAGCGCTATGGGCGGAGAAGGAATCCACGCTGGTGGTGGAATCCACGCTGGTGGTGGCCTCTACGCTGGCACACGCGGAGGAGCTATGCCCTCAATTCCGCCGGACTTTGACCCATCCAAGTTAGGTCCTCCGAAAGTTCCAAGTTCTGAATGGGGACCAAAAATGATGAAAAAATTAAGAGGCGGAAGTGTAAAACGAAAAGTTATCGACCTCATAGAGGACATCGGAGAGAACAAACCAAGAAAAAGAGGAGAGAGCAGAGTAAGACAAGCAATAGACTTAGTCGAGACTATGCGTAAACCCCGATCACGCGGTGGGCAGGTCACCACCCGTGGTCAAGCAGCGAGAGATGCGGCGACCGACAAGGCAGCTGCATGCAAGATTGCAGGCTATGAACTACAGGAATGTGTCAAAGCTAAAAGGGGACGTAAACCAAGGTCTGGCGCAGGTTTATATGCTGGTTCTTCATCTGGAAGAGGTATGTTCGCAGGTGCCCGGGGTGGTGCGATAGGTCCACACGGAGAGTTTTCTCCAATCACCAACGTAGGAGCAGGAGGAAGCTTAATGTGCTTAACTAACCCTGCTCTAGCACCTCAACCAATGTCCGAGAACTTCTTCTTTCACACCCAATTCCCTCCAGCCTTAGCTCAAAGAATGGAAGGTTAAATATTTAGGAACGTTTTAATTTAAAATTATCTTAAGTAATTCTATAGATAATGTTAACGAACGACCAAATAGAGGACTTAGCTCCACGTATGGGCATTCCCCTTGAATTCTGCGGTTTCAAAGACTTACTTCCTAAGAAGATAAAGGAAAACCGGTATTACATGATAAACCTTGAGGACGCAGACGACGAAGAAGGACCGAACGAAGGATCCCACTGGACTGGCTTCCAAGTCAGAAAGGCAAACAACGGACACGTAGGTGCTGTCTACTTCGACAGCTACGGTAAAGGTCCTCCACTAATCGTTACAAAACTATTAAAGCAGAACTTCGGAATAGTCCCTTGGTATCCTAAAAAGGACGTGCAGAGTATTGTCAACAATGCTTGCGGATTCTGGCAGTTAGCTTGGGCACACTTCGTCAACGACAAACGATTTATGACACACAGTTTAAAGCAAGACACAGAGATGTTTCTGTTACCTTTCGATGATCTCAATGAGAGCTTAGACTATCAGAAAAACGAGTGGATCTTAAAACATTTCTTCTTAAGTAAAGACAACCCTAAAAAAGTACCACTACCTAAGGACATCATTGGAACTATTCCAGCAGACAAAATAGAAAAGGGAGAAAATTAATCCTTGTACTTTTCGTGAAAAGGAAATTGTTTCTTTCTGTGGAAATCTCTTAGCCTGAAAGAAGATACCCTGCATCCCACCGGAACTCCACGGTGCAACTTCTGTGCCACAAAGAAAGGGATCTTTTCTGGGTCCGCTGAATGCGCTAGCTCTAGCTGCTTTGGATCTGCCAGTTCGATCTCGTCGTCCACTTCGTACTTCAAAGACCAGAAGTCGTTGGAAGGATCGTTCTTATATTCTTCCACCCATCTTTTGACTTCGTCCTGCGTGGCCATAATGACGGTGTCGTTAAGTACTGTGTTGAAGATTTGCACTTGGATCTCTAAAGGCAAATCTACTAGCTGATCCATCCGAGCAAATCTAAGGTGGTTTACAATGTAGTCTGTAATAAAGTTTTCGGAGAAATTGTAACGGAAGTTGAAATCCCCTGTGGCTTGTCTCTTAACCATCATAAGTCTGGCCTGTCTGAAGTCATAAGGTTGGTCTGGATGTTTCATTCTGTCCTTCTCAAAAAGAAGATAGAAGCGCTGGAAAAACCTCAAGTAAGACTGGAAATCCCTGCACTCTTTATCCCAGTAATAGAACTTGACAATCAGTCTGTTCTGTCCTTCAAACACTCTCTCGAATGGTTCGCAAGCGCGACAAGTAGATATCCTACATGTCATACCAGGCTTCTCTTTGTAGAACCACAGCCCTGTCGACTCACACCTTTTCCACTCTTCCTGTCCTAGTATTTTTCCGTACTCAACGACCCCTTTAAAGTCCTTTGTTTTGTTGTAATACCAGTCGTAGTAAAACATAGGAACGTCTACACATTGATTCGTACTATCGTTCGCATCCCACACTCCTATCCTCATGTTGCACAACTTCCGTAGCCCCGCTGTACTGCAAGGAAACCTTAGATTAGACTTCCTCGCGTGCGGAGAGCTCATGACCACAAGTGCA